CGGGGCACGCCGACAACGAGACGCTCGCCGCCGCCCTCGACGGACTCCACACCCTGTTCGGGAGGCGGAAGTGAGTGAGATCAGCGACGCCGCGCTGAAGAGCGTCCGCCGCACACTGCTGGACGTCAGGGCCCAGCGCTCGGTGGCGCCGGACAAGGAGAGCCCGATAGCGCTGGCGCGTCGGCAGGGAGAGATCTGGGGGCTGGACACCGCGCTGGCCGCCATCGAGAGGAGGCTTCAGTGATCCAGCTCGCAGCAGACACGTCCACCTCGACAGGTGCGGGAGGCGGCGGCCTGATCATCTTGATCGCCATCATCCTCATCCTCGCCGGATCGAGCGGGGGCGGCCGTGGCCGATGAGGTACCGGTACACAACTGGTCGTTCGGAATGGTCCACCTGTCGTGCAAGGCCACCGTCCGCGGCCAGCCGGTGACCGTGATGCAGTCGATGCCGGAGATGGTGTACGACGACCCCGCCGCCCGGGAAGCCGTCGAGCGGGCACTGCGGTACGCCCTGCTGGAGCAAATCCTCAAGGGATGGACTCCGGTGATCACCGTCCGTCGTGGATGACATGCGAGAGCCCCTCACCCGGCCCTGACAGGTGAGGGGCTCTCTACCATCCCGAAGGTCCCGAGGCACCGGCCCTTCTGTCCCACACACAGCGTATCAGGCGATGCGCTGCAACCGGATCCACGAGTCGGTGAACATCGTCGTCGCCGTGGCCAGCGTCGCCTGCTGCGCCCAGTCCAGGGAGAATGTTCCGGCGGTCGAACCGACCCGCAACATCCCCATGAAGATCAGCGACAGCGTGGTGCCAGTCCCCAGGCAGCCGTACGAGCGGGCGGTCGCCACGTCCGACGTCTCCGTCCGGACCATGTAGCCGGACGTGCCCGCGGTGTCGATCCGCAGCGTGGGCGTCGCCGAGGCACCGGTCACAGGACGGCCAGCTCCCATGCCGCCCCATTCGCCGGACGATCCCGCCGGAACCGTGAAGTCGATGTTGATGTCGCCATCGATGTGGCCGTCGTATATCAGGAACGCGTCCCAGATGTATACGCCGTTCGCGACGACCGAAAACTGCAGCTCGGGGTCCGCGGTCACCGTCGAGTTCGTCCGACTGGTGTCCGACGTCTTGCGTGCCACCTTCGGCAGCATCGACTCCAGCAGCTCGCCGGTCGGATTCTGACCGGACCGGAATGTCGGGTAGCTTTCCGCCATTACTCTCCTCCTACAGCCCCAGGACCCACGGATACGTCATGGTGACGTCCGCGCCGGACGAATGCGACTTCACGATGTTGTTCACCGAGCGGACCACTGACAGCACCTGCGGGTTTACCATCTCGAAGTTGTCGAACCTGAACTCGGCGTTCGCGTTGGTGTTGCCGGTGTTACGTTCCGACTTCACCCCAACACTACCGGCCGCCGACAGCGCCGAGTCGGTGGTGTCGATCGCCCACGGATCAGGCTCGGGAGCCGACGCCAGCCAGATCTTCGCCTTCAGCGCCGTCCCGACCACCTGGAAGCGAACCCGTACCTCCTGGGCGGCCGAATGCGTGATCGCCGAGGTGAACGTCGCGATCTGCGTCTCCACCGACGCCACCCGCTTGCGCACCGTGAGGTTGACGACGTTCGCAGTCGTGAACTCCACCCGGGCGTGATACAGGTTGTTGGCGTCGGCGTACCTCGCGAGGATCCCAGCGAACTGGGAGGCGCCCGTCGAGGTGGCCGCCGTGGTGAGCGTGCAGTAGATGTCGGAGTCGGCTTCGGTGTTAGCGGTCGTCGAATGGTGGGCGGCCGCCGCCGACGGGTTGATGTGGCGCCCGTAACCGGACAGCACGTCGTAGTCGGCCGCGGTGCCCGAGTTCGTCCACGTCTGGCCGGAATCAGCGACCGTCCAGGTGTCGGTGTCGGTCCGGCCGAACTCGTCGTACACCAGGCTCGACTTGATCCGGACGAGTCTCCACGCCCAGATGTAGTAGATGTCTCCCGCCGCCGGAGTACCGGCCAGCGCGGCCGCCAGCTTGTACCTCGACGCCGTCGCCGGGGCTGTCACGGTCTCCTCGATGTACGTCCACGTCTTCGCCGGAACGGTCTGCGCGGTACCCGACACCGAGATCGACGCGCCCGCCGACGTGAACCACTGCGCCTCGGCCCGGATGTTGGACGAAGCCGTCGTCAGCCACACCCAGCCGCCGATGACGTAGCGCGCTCCGGGCGACACCGTACCCACCGCGGACAGGTCGGTGAGCGCGTACACCGTGGCGACCGCTCCGGCCGGTGTGACCTGTAGCGATGCGACCGCAGCCGGGTTGGGGTGGACGTTGCTGGTGGAGCGGGCGATCGACGCCGACGTACCCGACCATGAAGTCGTCGCTGTCGTGAAGAACGGGTTGGCGCTCAGCAGCGAACCCGGACCAGCTACTCGCATCACCTCGCCTCCGACCGTGACGTCGAACGGCATGTCGGAGACGTCGTCCGTCCACGTCTTGCCGGACGTCGTGAACGTCTCCACCTCGGTTTCGGTGGTGTCGAGCGCCTCCGACAGCTCGATGTCGCTTTCGGGGACGTGGTTGACCCGCTGCCCCAGATGGTTGAGGGCGACCAGCTCCCACGGCCGCGAGGGCACGCACTGGTATTCGACCGTCCACAGGTACTGCGACAGCGTCTCCCGGTAGCCGCGCACCATGAGGTCGATGTCGCCGGGCGGGATCCATGTCCGGGTCGACTCGTTGCGCGCGTCCGTGATCCGGATCGTGGAGCCCTGGTCGGTGGCGAGCACGCTGTTCATCAGACCGGGCGCGGAATGCACCTGCACCTCGACCGTCGGGTAGCGCTCCTCGTCCCACGTCCCCAGGTGGGCGGCCCAGCCCGCGAAGTGGATGAGATCGTCATCCTTTTGGATGTTGAACTCTTCCTCGGTGTCGTACGCCCCGATCGTGTCGGAGCCGAGCGGGCCGTCCGTCACCTCGACCGTGTACGACGACCCCCGCTCTCTGGTCGCCTTCACCAGGTTCCGCGAGTACTGGTCGTCGTCGGTCGGGTCGAGCGGCGCGTGCACTTCGCCGTCGTCGGAGTAGCCGAGGGTGATGGTCGGCTTGACGCTGTACAGCGACGACTTCGAGATGAACTTGAACTCGGTGTAGTCGGCGTTGTCGCGGTTGTCGCCCAGGATGCCGTAGTCGGCGTCGACAGCCTCCTGAATCAGGTCGATCAGCTTGTCCGGCCGCTGCGGGCCTGCAGGGAAGGTGCTTTCGGAGTCGCCGACCATCGTGATCCGCTCGCCCGACTCGTCGACCAGCCGGTCGATGCGGGCCCACGCAGACTCTCCGGCGAAACCGATGTCGGCGTTGTCGTAGACGGTGATCGCGTTGTTGGAGAAGATCGCCAGATGCCCCCACGAGAGGCCGTCCAGCGTCGACGGGAACGAGTCCAGGCTCGACACCGCGGAGAGGCGGCCGACGGTTCCGGCGTACGAGTTAGAGCTCACCACGCCGGTTCCGTTGATCGGAATCCACCCGATCGACCAGTCGACGTTCGCTCCGTTGCGGGTCGCCCGGAACTGCCAGCGCACCCAGTTGTTGATGTGCTGCGTCATGTCGAGCACCACCGCGGCCGACGTGACCACCGTGCCCGTCCGGTCGCGTCCGTCGATCTGGGCGCCTGTCGCATCCACGCGGAACGACCACAGCCGAACGGTGCCGGTCGAAGCGAACCGCTGGATGGTGTGCGCGGTCGCGACAGCCTGCTGAACGTTGACCACCCACTCCGCCTGAAACTCTTCGGTGTCGGTCGCCGGACCCGGTATGGGTGCGAACCACGAGCAGCCCGAGTTGAACGACGGCAGGTCAGCGGAACCGTCCGGGCCGGGATGCCCTGCCGGTTCGACATCCCCCATGTACTTCAGCGGTGTTCCGCCGGGCAGCCCGGAAGCAGCCTGCAAGGCCGCCTCGCCGTCCTCCATCGGCCAGTAGGCGAGCACGGACGACTCGGTCGGTATCCTGCGAGTCAGGGTCGAATCGAGGGCCTTAGAGCCCTGATTGTGGCGCCTCAGGAGGCTTTCCGCCCTCAGCGGCACCCACGAGTCGAACCCGCCGGTCGTCCAGCGGGCAGGCCAGGCCACCACCTCGCCGCGGAACCGGTTGTACTGGTTGTTGATCGACGCGCCGCCCTCGGTGGTCCACGTCAGACCGTCGTCCCCGGTGAACGAAGTGTCGGCGACCGTCTGCACCCGGAAATCGATGTCGGCCGCGGTGGTGCCGTTGATGCCGTTGTAGACCTGAGCCGCCCAGATCTTGCCGTACGGGTTGGTGAACGCCACCCCGCCCATCGCGTCGCCGACACGCAGCGCGGCGCTGGAGTTGAACAGCGACGTCGTACCGGACGCAATCACCGGCTCGCCATGCTGCTCCCACGGGCCGTCGATGCTGGTCGAGGTGTAGAAGGTGACGGTGTTGCCGGAGGCGCCGTTGTTGACGTCGTGCGTCACCCGGACCGCCAGACGGCCAGCCGGATCCGACTTGATCGGCTCGGAGTCCGCGGTGAAAGTCGCCGAACCGTCCGCCGACCACTCCCAGCGCAGCACACCGGCAGTCGCCATCAGCAGCCACGAACGCTGGCCGCCCAGAGCGTGCTTGCCGATCAGCTCGGTCGTACCGTCGTGGCCGGTCCAGTCCTTCAGGGTCGCGTCGAACCTGACGTCGATGTCGCCCGTGATGTCGATCTGCGCTGCGTCCACCGTCTGGGCGTACCCCACGCCGGGCACGTCGAGGTAGCGGTCGCCGTCCATCACGGACACCAGCAGGTCGTTGTTGCGGGTGAGCGAGCCGTAGTAGGGGCTGGACGGGTTGCGCGGCGAGAACCGGCCGTCGATGTTGTTGAGCCGCAGCTCGCACTTCGACGGCTGGGACTGCCTGGTCTCGTCGGCCGACCCCCGGGTGATCACGATGTCGTCCACGTAGACGTAGCTGGTGATGTCCACCCAGGAGCCGCCGATCGACACCTCTACCTTGATGTCGAGGATGGTGTTCGGGAACGCCATGTCAACTCCCCAGCACTACCTGGACGTCGCCGCCCTCAACCCGGATGGACTCACGCAGGATACGCATCAGCAGGCGCCCCATGTCGGACGTCCCCGGCTCCAGCCGGAGCGTAGCCATCGGGGCCTGCCGGTTCGCCGACAAGATCCGACGGGTGTCGGAGTTCGACCGGACGTGCGCGCCGGGCGGGAGGTTGACCATCTCGGGCCCCTGCTCGCCCACCATCGTCATGTTGCCGCGCAGGCCGCCGGTTGCAGCCCCTCGCACCGCGGGGGTGATGCCGCCGGTTGCGCGCGAGTACGCCTGCCCCTTACCGCCCTCGACGCGGTAGGAGACGATGTACGTCTTGGCGATCTTTCCGTTGAGGCCGTTCAGGTCGCCGCGGGCAGCGCGGATCTTCGCCCGCAGGTCGGAGATGTCGGCGGTCAGCTTCGCCCGAGCCTTCTGGTCGGTGGTCTTCTTCAGCTTCTCGCGGGCCTCCTGCAGCCGCGCCTTCCATGTCTGGATGTCGACCCTGAGCTGCCGCATCTTGTTGGCGCGGTCCAGCTTCTTGCCGAAGTTGATGGCGTCGTCGCCAGCCCCCTCCAGCTTCTCGCTGATGTCGACGGCCCAGTTGTCGAAGTTCTTCGACGCAGCCTTCAGCTTCGGGCCCAGGCCGGGGATCCAGCCGAACGCCTTCGCGAACAGCTTCACCGCGCCGGTCGCCAAGAACATGATCGAGTCGAACAGCGGGCTGATGCCATACTTGATCAGGTAGCCGAATCCGGCGGTCGCCACCCGGAGCATCACAGCCCAGGTGCGCGCCAGGAAGTTGACGATGTCGACCAGGCCGACGATGAGCTGGAGCACCGCCCGCAACGCCATCGCGATCTCGGTGCTGTGGCTGCTCACGGTCCGGCCGAGCGCCCCGAAGGACTCGCCCAGATCCTGCATGAACCCTTCCCACTGCGGGCCGAACGCGTCGAGGAACACCCGGAACGCGTCGGTGAGCGGCTTCCACGCCTCAGCGCCCAGCTTGCGGAACCCCTCCCGAAACGCCTTCCCGAAGGTTTCGATCTGCGGGATGGCGTCAATGAAGAACTGCCGCAGCTTGGGCGCGAAAGCGTCGACCGCCCCCTCCATCGCCCCGATCGCCTTCTTGATGACAGGCTCCAGAGGCTCGGCCGCCTTCGACAGCTCGTCCCGCATCCGCTTGGAAGCCTTCCCCCAGGTGGCCTCCATCTCCTTCGACTTCATTGCGAAGAACACACCCAGGCCGACCAGGCCTGCACCGAACGCCAGAACCAGGGTGCCCGCCATCGCGGCGCCGAGGACAGCCATCGCGGCCAGCAGGATGGCGGCGAACGCGGCGATACCGACCGGACCGGCCTTCTGGAAGCCGCCGATGATGCCCTGCCCGATACCGTCGGACAGAATGCCGCCCAGCACCCGGCCGGACTGCCGGAACGGGGCGGTCAGCGTGTTTCTGAACCGGTTCGTCTCCGACCGGTGGGGGGCCCGCACGCGGACGCGGACGACGGTGTTGTTGGGGAGCTGGTTCACCAGTCGCCGGACGCGCCGGATGTCACCTGCCGCGCCGCGGGTGTTGATGGTCAGGTTGGCGCGGGTGTCGAGCCCGTTGAGCTGGTGCTGGATACGACGCAGGGACCGGCGCACCGAAGCGGCGCCAGCTCGCGTCAGGTCGTTGACGTTGACGTTGATGCCGATTCTAGCCATCGACGGTCTCCTCCTTCGGGCTTCCCATGTCGTAGATCCTTACGAGCCGGATGATGTCAGCCGACTCTTCGTCCAGCGCGCTGGGCGTGCAGTGGAAGAGCTGGCAGAGCCGGATGGTCAGCTTGGCATCCGACAGCTCCCACGGCTCGACTACAGTGCTTCCATCGTCACGGGTTGCCCCGGGAACTGCGCGATACTCGGTGAGTCTTTTCCCAGCTCGTCGCTGACGCCGGTCATGACCCCCATCCACTCACTGATGATCTTCAGGATGAAGTCGAAGTCCTGGTCGTCGACCGCCGCCAGCGTCAGCGGGACCTGGACGTCGTTCTCGTCCATCAGGTTCCACGACACCAGGCCGTCGATGAAGATCTCCTGGATGCGGGACATCTCCTCCTCGCCCATGTCGCGATCCTCGCCGGTGAGCCGCAGGATCTCCTTGACCCTGCCGAACTTCACGCCCTTCATCCGGACGATCAGGCCGTCCTCGTCGGGGATCTTGTCGAGCGTGTGGATGGTCGGGACCCTCTTGTACCCCATGACCTGCCCTTTCTCAGAATCTGTTGCGGTAGCGCAGAGCGAAGATGCGTTCGCCCATATCCTCGATGCGTCGCTCCAGAGCGCTGGCCGCCTTGCGGAACGCCCAGTACCCCTTGAACCTGGTGGTCGCGTTACGCGAACCGACACCCTCCAGCCACGGACCGTACACCGGACCCGCGTACCCGCCGTCCCACACCTCATGGCCGGTCGACGTGTTGTGGATCCGGACGTTCGACTCGTAGAAGCCGGTCGGGTGCTTGAAGTGGGTGTGGAATGTGCCCTGGATGTGATCCAAAGCCCACTCCGCACCCTCCTCCTCAACCTCCTCCGAGAACTCCCGGAACAGCCGCCTGCCGCGGTAGTCGAAGAAGGCGCCGGAGAACCGGACTCGGGTGCGCACCCGCAGCAGAGGAGGCATGTCAGATCACGGCGACCAGGTCGGAACCGCGCCGTCGGCCAGGACAGCAGGGGCCGTCCAGGTCAGGGCTCCGTCGTCGCCGCGAGTGAGCTGGTAGTCGGTCACCAGGCACTCGTTGTTGAGCGACTGGCCGGACACCGTGATGCTGATGGTGCGAGTGACCGAGGTCGACCCGACGTCCTTGAGCACGGCGTGACTGAAGGCGGCCGCGTCGTTGAAGACGCCGTTCAGCGTGATCGAGAAGTCGGCGAGCAGGAGCAGGCGCTCCATCGCGGACTTGTCGATACCCGTGGTCTCCTGCACCGCGCGCGGCGTGGAGAACTCGAAGTTGGTGATGTCGTTTCGGATGTCCCGGGCATTTCCGCCGCTGTCGTCCACCGACAGCGTGCTCCAGCCGAGACCGGATTCCTTGGCGATCTTGATCAGCCCCTTTCGAACTGAGTCTTCAGCCGGTCCTGGTTCTCCTGGAACTCTTCCAGCCAGTACTCAGGCTTCTTGTGCACCCTCGTCGGAGTCCGCAGAGGGTTCCCCCGGAAGTCCCCGCCCTTGACGCGGTAGACCGCCGGGCGGTCGTTGGGCACCCGATGCTCACGGAAACAGGGCTGATTCCCGGAGAACAGCAGGGTGACGAGGCCGTCACGCTGATCCTCAACCACATAGGCCCGGCCAGCGCTGAACTTGATGTACTGGCCCTGAGCCCGGCCGAGGTCGGTGTTCAGGTCGATGACCATCTTCCAGCCCCGCAAGTACTGCGGGCACTCGACCTCCTCGCAGGTCGCGGGACGGGTGTGAGTGGCCTTCGGGGCGGCGACCTCGAAGGTCTGCATGTTCTCCGGCCGGTTCAGCGGGGTTGCGCGGCTCGCCTTCTTCATCAGATCGCCCTCAATGCGTCGTTGCGGTTCACCGAGACGGCGAACACCAGGGAGGAGAAGGTTCCGGTCGTCACGACCCGCAGGTAGCGCTCGACGGTCAGCGTGGCCGACGACGACTGGATGCGCTCAGCAGTCCGGCCGGTCACCGTGGAGAACGCGCCACCGGTCACCGCGGCGAACGGGTCGCCGACCGCGTTGTCCGACGACTCCTGGATGGTGATCGTCGCCGAGGTGCCGGTGAACGAGAACACCTGGAGGTACGCCTGGAAGCCGAACGACTTCGAGCCCGTACCGAGATCGACGCTGGTGCCGGTCGTACCGGCTGTGTCGGTGCGCTTACCAGCCGTGAGCTGCGTGCACCAGTCGAGGCCGTACGCGTTCGCCTGGGCGGCCACAGCGAACGTCAGCGAGCCATCCTCGCCGCGGGTCGGGGCGTAGTCGATCTGCTTGCCGACCATACCGATGGACTGGTTGCCGAGCGTGGTGCCCCGCAGGTACATCAGGTGGACATCGGTGCGCGGCAGCCCCTTCAGGGCGTCATGCTCCTGGTCGGTGGCGTCGTTGAAGTACGTCGTGAACTCCGCCGACCCGTCGCGGATCCCGAACAGCCGGGCGTTTGCCGACTGAGTGATCCCGGTGGCGGGGAGCGTCGCCCGC